CGCCGTCGATGTTGATAAGAAATCTTCTTTGACCCTGTTTTTTCTTTCTTGAAACGAGCTTTTTCTGCAGGACTCATTTCTTTTGTGGTTTTTGGCGTCTTATCTGACACCCTGCGTGATGGTCTGCACGCTGGATAAGCCCTGTCTTCGCCTTTGGAGCGGCCACAAGGCTTTCCGGTCTTTATATCGACCCATTTCTCGTCAAACCATCGGCCAAGGCCGCCACGGCCTTTACTTTTTGGTTTTGCGGGTTTTCGTGGTTTTTTTCGTTCCGCCACTGGTTGCTTTCCGGTAGG